GCCATCATAGAAGCGTTCTGCTCTTGAATCATTTTGTCTAACTCTCCGCCTGCGTTAGCTGTTTCTTCTACAGTTTGTTTAAACTCATCTGCATTCTGTACTAAATGCACAAACGCGGTTGCACCACGTACGTTCAACTTATCAATCAATGTAGTTAAAAGTTCAGTGTCGTTAGCTATTTCGCTTCCAACTGCATTCTTAAATTCCATAGCGATATCAGTCAATTGCTTCATGTTACCAGTGGAATCTAGAATTTCTATACCCATATCTCTAAACTTTTCACTATTCTCCTCAGCTCCTTCAGCAAATTCAGCCAATGCCTGTCTAAGACCCCTACCAGCAATACCTGCCTCTAATGCTCTATTAGTCAAGACTTGTAATGCCCCTAACAATTGGTCTATAGATTGCCCTGTAGAGGTAAAGAAAGGTAGAGCAAACTTAACAGCGCTTGATAAATCTTCATATTCAATCAAAGATTTCTGAATAGCATGCGCAAACTTATCTGTTACTTCTGCTGCATCTGCGGCTTCCATACCGAAACCAGCTATAGTCTGTGTGGTAAGTTTTGCGATTGTATTATGGTCACCTTGTACAGCCATAGATAACTTTAAGGTGTTGGGTAAGAATTGCATTGCTTCGTCAGCGCTTAAACCTGCCGATGCAAGTTGGTATAAACCTGTTGCACCGTTTTGCATTTCTAAACCAAACTCTTGTCCAAATTGTACTATCTGGTTACTTGTTTGAAATAACTCATCCCTAGTCACTTGGAAAACAGAGTTTGCATTCATCAATTCTCTTTCAAATGCAATCAATTCTTGAGTGTTCTGACTGAGTTTGTAATAGAATGCAGTCATAATAGCTATTGTATCTCGTAAAGAGTTTGCGAAGTTACCTGCTAACTGTTGTGCATTACTTGCTATCTTACGACCGAAGTGAGCAGCTGCTTGTGCAGACTCTTTTAAAACTTTAGTAGTTTCTTTAGAAACTTTATTATATTTATCTTTTTTAGCTTTTGCAGTTTTTTCTAATTGTAATTCTTCATCTTTAGAACTTTTAGTAGCTAAATCACTAGCATTTCCAACTTGTTTCATTACATTCAATTCGTCTTTTGTAGACAAGACCACTTCGTTAAGAGCTGCATCCTTTTCGAGAAGAGCCTCTGCAGTCTTACCTAATTTATCTATTTCTTTGTTATAATCTTCTATTCTTCCTTTGAATGCTACTTTTCTTTTCCTACCGTCGGTTACACTTGCATCATATGCGTCACGTTCTTCTGCAATCTTTTTAATTTTATTTTGTAAGGCTATTGCCTCTCTTTTATTATCCTCAACTGCTTGCTTTGCGTTTTGATGGTTTTGTTTAGCTACATCCATGACCATCTTTCTTTCTTCAGCCTTCATACCCATGAAGTTTTTAGTCATTTGTTGAGCTTTCTGTAAATTACTCATACTCCTATCTACACCAGCCATAAGCTGACCAGATAGTTTAGGCGTCAAAGTAGTTTGCATACTAGCCATGAGACCCTTTGCACTCATAGCTGAATTTTTAACACTATTAGAAACTGCTTTAGAATTCTTATCTAAATCTGCTAAGTAACTCTGAGCAGAGCTTCTCAGTCTAGAACCAGCATTAGCTCTAAATCTTTCGAGGTCGCTCTGCGATTTATTCATTTCTTGCTCAGCTTGACTTTGTCTTTGCTTAGCAGCTTCTACTCTTTTCTTGTTTAAACGGCCGTAAATGGCTCCTACACCATTAGCAAGGGTTTGACCCGCACTAGATAGAGCTTGCGAGCTAGGAACAGCTAATCCGACCGCGACACGCGCTGCAAATATTTGACCTGCAAACCCCATTTTATATCAATCCATCAAAGGTTACTTTGTTTTTCTTTCCAAGCATTGTCTCATATTTACGTCTAGTTTCTAAATATTTAGTATAACTAGAGCGTATAGAGGGTTTGTTCTTTGCCATCTCACTAACGTCTTTATCATCATAACCATCCATTGAATGCATTGTTTCGTATTCATGCATGGCTTGTAAAAGACTTTCCAATTCTATTCTAGGTGTTCGTTTAATTTCGTCCCAACTCATTCCTAATCCTTTCATTAAAGGTATGTAGACGAGTACCGCATCAGGCGATTCTAGCATCAGAGAGTAAAATTTTCTTTCACTTCCCCTTCGACGCCTAATATTTTGTTTGCGATTTGGTATCTCAAAGTAGTTGGTAAAGCAGCCCATGCAGCAGCATTGAGTGTTTCACCTTTTGGATTTTTAGAGTTTGCTTTTTCTATCATCTTTAGACATCTATCTGAGCCTATTTTCTGATATAATTCCATCTTCTCTTCTTCAGTCATTGCATCATTCAAACCTTTCATTTTAGGTTCTTCTGATTCTGTTAGTTCACAAAACTGAATCGATAAAGTTTTTCCTCTATAATCCATTTCATCTGTTTGTACCTCATCAGTGAGGTTCATCAAATCTTCCATTGACCAAGTTTCTTTTTCTGTCATTATTAGTTCTCCTCTAAGAGGAGGGGCTCATGCCCCTAACCTGCTTAGATATTTGCAGCTGTAGTAGCTGCTGTAGCAACATTACCAGTTGTAACTAGTGGAGTTACATAGGACATAAATTCTATTGTCTCTTCTGTAGTTCCATCTGCGTTTAGACTAGTAGTGTGCGCTTGTACACATGCGTTTGGTATACTGAAGGTTTCCGATTGGTCCTTCATTTGTACGTGTATTCTGTATCCGTAAGATATGCTAGTTGATACCTTTTGTTGGCTTGGTTGTCCAAGTCCATCAGAAAAGGAATTTCCTACACTGCTTCCAGATACTCCGTACCTACCACCGTTGTTGTATACACCATCGAAAACGTTATTCGATTTCTTTTTAGTTATTGTTAATACAGTTTCTTTTTTGATTTCAGCTTTTGTAACTGAGCGTTCACCGAAGTATGTTATATCTTCATCAACTGCACCGATAGATAAATCGACACCAGTCATGTTTTGTACTTCGTTGCCTGCAACCATACCACTGCTTAATGGTAATGCAAAAGTGTTGTCTCCAGAACCGCTAACAACTGCTAAATCTCCAGCATCGTCTACAAACACACCACTTGCGTTTGTTCCGTTTACTGCTTCTGTTGTAATAAATACGTTAACATCTCTACCCAAAAAATAAGCCATGTTTACATCTCCTCCGTTGGTGTTAGTGTTGTATAGAAATCGTTTGAACCAGCTGATGATGGCACGTGTACATAAGGAGGTGTCATAGACATAAATTCTAATGTTTCCTCTTGTGCTCCATCTGCATTCAAAGCTGTAGTGTGTGCACTAAAAGCTGCGTTTCTCAACGTAAATATTTCTCCACCATCTTTAAACATGACGTGAAGTCTATATCCGTAACATGATGCAGTGGTTGCACCACTTTCTGTGACTAACTTTGGATTTTCTAATCCATCGTTTATTCTTGTCTCAGCGGATTCGAATTTGATACCGAATCTTGCACCTTGCCTTTTGGCTTGTAATAAATCAGCATTGGATGTACCACCCATAAACTGAGTTCCTGAACAGGGTCCGTTAAATATAATATCGAACGTACTGTCGCTCTTTTTTCTTGTAAGTGTTAGTGTAGTCTCTTTTCTTAACTCAATTTTCTGAGTGGTCTCTTGACCAAAGAAAGGACCGACGTCTTCATCACTAACGCCTATAGACAGGTCAACTCCTGTCAAATCTAAGACTGCTGCTGTTGCCACTGTTGCACCGTTAATCATACTTGGAATCGTTGAGCTAGCGTCTGCTGCTAATACAACTCTTTCGTTTGAATCTACAGCAAGGCCGCTTGCGGTGACCTTCGATTCGAGTGTCAAGAACACGTCTACGTCTCTACCTAGGAAATATGTCATTTTTTATACCTCTTTTGTTGTCTAGACAAATACACTACGTTACACTATAATTAAATTAAACATGAATAGTATTTAAAGCTTTTGCTAAACACTATCTAAAGAAACGTTTTGCACGTTGTTGTTTACGTATAAATGCAGGAACTTTTCTTTTAGAGAATAATGAAGGATAATCTTTAGATAAAAATCGGTCAGCAGCTAAATATGGTGAAATCGATAAACCAGTACCATCTCCACCTTGCCATGGTGATTTCATACCACTTTGCCACACACCGTCATCTGTACCCATACCTATAGACTTTTTCCAATCAAATCTATTCTCAGGTTCATAATCGAGAGTATTAGCTGTAGCCCTTTTCCAACTCTTAGACATTTTGTTAGATTCTTTAATCATATCTTCTATTATTTTAGATACTTCCATTTGTTTACCCTCAGCATAATTATTGAAACTCTGTAAGATATTATCAGATATCTCTTTTGATGACATAACTCTAGCTACACTTACAGCACCTTCAATACTTCTACCTACTATAGCTTCATTTAAATTACCAGCTTCCATACCAAGAGAATCAGTCTCTAATAAATCTAAAGCTCTTTCATTAGCTATTTGTTGGGATATATCTTCTATCTTATCGAACTCTACTTTAGAAAGTATACCAGAATGAGTACCTTGTTGTTGTAAAATAAAATTATCTAACGTAGCAAATACTGCACCTTGCATTTCTATAACTCTCAAGGGAATCATTTGAACACCCATTTTACCATTAATATTTTTAGGCATTATTGTATATAAACCCATGTAGCGTGCTCTTCGGTCAACCTCTGAAGGATTTGTACCTGATGGTGCACCTAATGGTGCTGTATATATATATTTATCACCCTTCAGTCCTTCATGTTGGTTATACACAGTCATTTCATGAAAACGTGATAGAATTTGCCTAGCGAATTGGTTATGTGATTGTGCTAAACTGTCGCCCGGTACTCTTGCTGGTATTTGGTCTCTTGCTGATAAAAAATCAGTACCAGTTGTGCCTTGTATTATATTGTTCATATCAGCTGATTCTTTTTCTAATCCTTTCTTGAATAATTTGAAAACTTGTTCTTCGGATTCATTACCCTCTAATAGTCCTACTTCTCTCGTTATATTCTTACGCAGACCTACTGTTTCTTCGATACCTAATACACCTTCCGTATCTATACCTGCATATTGGTTTAGAACTTGTAAGTAAAAGTCTAAAATTTCTCTACTTTGTTTAGTTTGTGGATTTTTATCTAAATACTGTTGGTTAAACTTTAATAATTCTTTATCGATGTCTCCTTCTACTTTTGACATATCTCCACCAAACAATGAATCTTCTTTTTTTAATTGTTCTATTATATCAACAGCTATAGCTTCTGAAGCAATTTCACCAGTATAGTCTTGCCTAACTTCTGTTTTACGAGATACCTCACGACCCTGTTCTGTTACAACTCCAGATAGTCTTCTACCAAATTCGCTACCTTGTTTGTTTATACCTATACCGCCTGTTTGACCAACCGTAGTAGCTAGAGAATTAGAGACTCCATCTTCTTCTATATCATATCTACTCATAAACTGTTTAAAGTTGTCTTGCTTTTTTAAGTCAGCTGCTAATAATACCTTTTCTTGTAACTTAAGACTATATTGAAAACTAAATGGTAAGAATGGAAAGAAACCAGCTTCTAAAGATTGTAAAGCAGTTTGCTTCTGACTACTAACCTTAGAGTATTGTCTGTAGTCTGTTAACGCTGACATTATGTAGGTCTAGTGTTCTTGAATGTTATAATCATAGAACAATCAGCAAAATAAATCTCTGTCTTAGGGTCAAATTGTACATCTCTGAATCCTGAGAAGTTACGCTCTAAGACTTGCGTCTCAGTAAGCGATGAGAAGTCACAGTCCATTAAGATATTCGCTGCAGCTAGCATAAGATAATTAAATAAACGTCTTCCTTTATATACTGTACCATTTACAGTGAATGCACTATCTGCGTCTACTGCTATATAAAGGTCGTAACCAACTCCATATATCTCTCCTCGCTCAGTAGTGCTACTCATTTGCTGTCCATAGAACTGCGTCTCTTGGCCATTTGCTACATGTTGCACTATGATACAGGGATATTTAGCATGCTCAGTGTCAGGAAATGCTCCAAAGACCTCCACGTTCCCAGCTGTCCATGCTGTCGTAGTGCCTGTTGCTGTCTTATAGGTACCTGTGCGTAGCGTATCTATCAATTTACGTTCTATATTATTTAGGTGGTCTGGATTAGCCATTTATAATCACCTCTACATTTGAGTCCTCTTCTAATACTTTTTGTAAATCAGGGTGTAAATTATCCCAGCGCTCTTGTGTAAAAATCATAGTTCAGGCACTTGTTCGCCATACACCTCCTGTCTATGCATCGAATCACCATCTGTCCTAACACAATTTAAAACAACGAAATCATTTTTACGTTCTTTTACAGAATGTATAGACCATGGTAAACTTCTATAAAATCTAATATTTTTTATTTTTATTTGGGTAAATGGGCTTGAAGATGAACTTGCACCTTTAAATCTCCAAGCTAAAATTAAACCGCCGTTTGCGATTGTTTTAGTCCATCCTTTATAAACACCATCACTTGCACTATTTAAACTACCAGTAGTAGGAGTCTGCGTCATAGTAATTTTAGATACACTATTATTTGGTTGATAATATGTACCAGCAGGCTGGTCATCAACACCTTCCGAATGGTTTCGATTGAACCATGGATTGATTGGTTTAGCATTATTGAAGAATGTTCCTAACGAACCAGAGGTAAACGGAAAATCAAATCTTAAAAACATACCAGCATTGAACTGAAAACCAGTTGCCATATCCATTTTATATCTTACATAACTATAAGTACTAGCACCTTCCATAATAAAAAAATCTAAACCTTGACCATCATTGCTTGGTACAGTTTTTTCATTACCGTCATCTGAACCAAACTGCACATCAAAACTAACTCTGTCTGCTAAAAAGGAAGCTGGTGAATCGTTAGGAAGCCAAAGCACAGTACCAGTATTATTTCTTTGACCACTAACAGATATAGTAACGCTTTCATTATCTGAAGTAAGAGTAGTCCCACTTGAAAATGGTGTAAAATCACTACCAAGTAAGCTTGAAAAATCAGAAGTAGAATTCCAATTTTGTTTTCCTGATTCATTTATTCCCCATTGAGAACTCCAAATCTCAGCATCTTCATCGTAGAATACCCCGTCCATTAATCCATCAAAACCTCTGAAAAAATTATTGTATTTAATTGTAGCTGTTGAGTTACCGTCTGGTAGTACACCCCATTGATATGGTGATATATCATTGGTATTATCACCTGTTAGTGCAGTGTAAACTGTGCTAGCAAATATAGATTCCATGTTTGGAAGATATATTTTAGCAGCTCCTGTAATGTATCTACCTTCTTTAGCCAATTGAAAGTTTCTCGTAGTTACAGGTTGAACGTTAGCTAACATAGAAGGTATGTTTATTTTAGGTAATTTTAAAGTACTTGTTTCAACACCATAACTATCCTTAGCGAACATCTCTGGTAATTCAAACGATAATCTTCTTACTGAACCTGTTTTGTGTTCAAGAGAACGTAGGGCTCTACCCATATTAAGGTGGCCCGGTTTTACACCACTTAATCTATTACCCAAATTCCCACCTCAGTCATAATTAACACCTCGTGGTTTTGGATACATAGTTTTGGTACTGTCAATACCTTTGACGTTTTTATCCCAGTTAACGCGTCCTGTATATGGGTTAGCATTGTAAGTAGTTTTCTTAATACTAAGTCCCATCTTCATAACAAGTTGTTGTTCTGCTAACTCTTTAAAGTGTATATAATCTGTATTGTCATAGTATACAGAAGTATCTCCTATTTGTATTCTCTCTATACCAACACCATTTTGTACCATACATAATAAATAACAAGCGTAATACATTACAGCATTGTCATATGTGTTATTCTCATTTAAAGTATATGTAAAGCCTGTGTTTTCTTGGAACCATTCTGCAGCTATATTTAAAGTTATATCTAATGTTGGGACATCAATCTCTTCAGGAGCTGAACCTGCTAACAAACGGGTTCTATTTCTTATATTCGCGTTCCATGCTATATCTAACGGCATTACATCATCCCCATAGCGCCTGCTCCACCTGCAACTGATACTAAAACAGCTAACCATCTTTGCATGGAGGTTTTTATATCATTTTCCCATAATTCATGGTGGTGAAGGTGATTGGTAAAGAGAGTTTCAAATTTATCCATCCTATTGTAGATGGTCTTGATGCGCTCATCCATACGAATAAGCAACTCTTCGCGCTCCCAATCATCCATATATTAAATCCACTCCCATTGTATTTAAAGCTTTCTCCTTATACATGTGATACAACACTCCATTTGTTAGTTTCGAAACAAACAAGGTGTATCGACTCTCCTATATTTTTAGCATAAGTGATGTTAGTTACTGCATTAGCTCCGTTGTATATTATATCTGAACCATTAGCTATAAGTCTCAAAGTTAAATTACCTAAATTCAGGGTATGTACTCCAAGGGTGACTATAAATTCCATTCCTGCTATTCCTAATGGTAATTTAATATCTAAAGGTGTTGCACTCGGAAATCCGCCCGGAGCAAACATAGGGTCGAGAAGAATGTTTTGTATTTTAGAAAAACCTTGTATATCTGCAGTGTTTATTCCGGTGCCTGCGTTTATTTGGAAATTAGCTAAAGATTGTACGTGATTTTGAATACCTTGGTTAGCATCCATAATAATTCCAACATCTTCTTTCATTACACAGACAGGTATTGTTGCTGCTGAAAACTGTGCAGCATTAGTTCCTGATTCTTTAATACTTAAGTGTTCATTGGCTGCAGTGTCTATAAATCTTACGCCGGGCGTTCCTCCATTCAAAGCTAATGCATCGGTGCCACTAACTGCTAAAACAAAGTTATCATTTTGTCCATAACCTTCTAATCTTTGAGATGATGAATTACCATCACGGAATCTAAAAGTACCCTCTACATGTAGAGTCTGTTGAGGTGCAGACGTACCTATACCTACTTTACCAGCAGAGGTAATACGCATTCTATGCACAGGAACCGAACTTGTTGAGTCTGGAGAAGTAAAAAATGCTAAATATCCGCTTGCGTTACCACCTTCTCTAGCTCCTATAATTCTAGAACCTACTAAAGAAGCTCCTGTATTTGTAGTAGAAGCATTAAAATCAATAGATATACCTGAGTTGGTAGTTGTATCATCAGGGTCTAACTTTAACCCTGTAACGAAGTTAGCACCACCAGCTGCTTTGAGTATATGTAATGGGGCGTCAGGTGAACTTGTGCCTATACCTAAATTACCGCCCTTTATGTATGAATCAGCAGCAGTGTCAAAATATACTTTACTACTTCCATCCGAAGCCATCATATTAAGTGCGGCTTTATCTAAATTACTTCCTGTGTCTCCTCTTGGTCCCATACTAATTAGGTCATAGTCAGCACTACTTATTCTAAAATGGCCAGCATCTTTTTTGATGTGTAATGTTTTAGCAGGTGCAGTTGTGCCTATTCCTACATTACCAGCATCGTCAATCCTCATTTGTTCTGTTAGAGAACCTGCTTGTGAAGTATAAAATGATAAATTACCACCTTCTGAGCCATCAGTAATAACATCTATACCTGACCTTATTTGTGCATAATTAGTTTTGTTATCTCCACTGTCATTCATCTGGAACATTATGGCGGTGTGGCTCCCTCCGTGCGAGGATGCTGGGTTATGCCAAAGAGCTATTCTTGAGGATTGGTCCCCTGCTCTATTACTCTCAAACCATGCTGTAGCAGTGTCGGTAGAATCTTTTACGTGCAAAATAGGGTTGTTACCATTTGAAGTACCTGAAATCAAAGCTACATTTCCAGCAGAACTACTGCCTCTAACATCTAATTCCATTGTCGGTGAAGTTGTGCCTATACCTACTTTACCATCTGATTTAATTACCATCTTTTGAGCATTACTGGTGTAAAACTTCATATCAGAAGCTTCCCTATTAATTAGATA